GTTCATTGCCTAGACCCAAATTAGCTATTTCTAATCAAGATTTTTTCGTTTCAAATCTAGTCAGGCGATACAATAATTTAGTTGGAGCTAAAGTAATCAGAAAAAGAACATTTGCCAAATTTTTGGACAATCAAAATTTTTCTGATGGCAAAAATCCCTACGGGGCCGCAGATTCTACAGCTGGCTTGGAAGATCAAGTTTTCTTTATTTTAAGAAAGTCTAGCGAAAATAGAGCTATCGTTGAATTTGAATTAGCGTCCCCACTTGAGTTAGATAATGTTACTTTTCCCAAAAGATCAGTAATGGCAAGATATTGTGGATTTCATTATCGTGGAAATGGGTGCAAATATATGGGTCCGCCAATTGCTGATGAAAATGACATGCTTTTAAGAATACCTTTAAATTTAAAGGCGGGGTTGATTAGAAGATACTATACAGGAATGTCAACTCCCGTTCCCACAAATACTGCTACTTTAACTTCTACTATTGCAGCTACTAGCGGCGTTAATGTTACAGAAAGCACAACAAACAATGCAAATATTCTCAGTAACATACTTACGGCAAATGAATTTATTGGATATTTTAAAGTTGGTGTTGATCAAGCTGGTGTCTACGAATTTAAAATTGCATGTGAAAGTTCAAGTAGCGTAGGAGAGATTTTTGTTAATGGATCGGTAGTGGCTAATTTTTTTAGTGGTTCTTTTAATACATTCACGATTCCACTATCAGCAGGTTATCAAAGAATATTGATAAGACATTATACCAACAATGCTGCTCCAACTTTACAAGTTTGGTATAAACCGCCACCAATTTCTGCGTCAATTTTTTTCGCTATTCCTGACAATAGATTTTATTATGACCCAACAGAGCTTTCAGTATTAACAACTACTCAAAGATTTTATTCTACTCTTCAATTACAAACAGGAATAGATTTGGGCAAAGACGCTTTATTAGATGGTTTGAATCGTGGGCCTTGGCAAGCCGCAACAACATATAAACCAGGCGAATATGTTTATATTGAAAATAATAATATTAAAATTGCTAAAAGAAATATAAATGAGAACCCAAACTGGAGCCCATTATTAAAATTTTACATTTGCGTCAAATCTCATACTTCAAGTGGGTCTAAACATCCATCTTTTAATAAAGAATATTGGGTTTGCGATCAATGCTCAAAAACAATTAATGGTTGCAAATTACGATTTGGCTCGGAAGGTTATTTGCCATTTGGTGGATTTCCCGGTACAGAAGAATACTCAATAAGTTCACAATAATGCAATCAATCATAGATCACGCTAATAATTCAGAGGCCGAAGTTTGCGGTTTTATATTAGTCGAAGATGGTCAGTTAAAAACTGAACCAGCAAAGAACATTGCTACCTATCAAAACGATATATTTGAAATTCATCCTTTGGAAATTGTTCGCAAAATTAGAAGTGGCAAGTTAGCAGCTATTTATCATACCCATCCAACAACAAGCGAACAAGAATCTAAATTTGATAGATTTAATTGTGAAAATGCTTGTGTGCCATATGTTATTTATAGCAAAGAGAGTCAAAAATTTAATTTAGTTTTGCCGCAAAGGCCGCATGTAAAAAAAGAATATATAGATATATTAAAGAAACAATATGACTAATGTTTATTTATATGGCGAGTTGCGAAATAAATTTGGAGATGAATTTAAATTTAATATAAATTCTCCAAAAGAGGCTTTGCTAGCAATTAATGCAAATAAAAAAGGGTTTCTTGACGAAGTTAAGAAGCTCGCCATGAAAGGAATACATTATAGAATAATTGTAGATGAAAATGTTATTCAGCATCCAAAAGAAGTTGATCTTCAAAAAGCTCCAGAAGAGATTCATATAGTTCCGATTGTGTGGGGGGCAGGGAAGAATGGCGCGGCAATTGGAATGATCGTTGTTGGAGCGGCTTTGATAGCGGCTACCGGAGGATTTGGCGCTGGCATTGCCGCTTCGTTGGGAACAAGTGCGCTTGCTGCTGGCGGCAGCATGGCAACTTTAGGCACAACATTAGGAATGATTGGTGCCGCTTTAGCCGTCCAAGGAGTAATGACGCTTCTTTTCCCCCAGCCTAAACCAGATTTTAATCAAGAAGTTCAAGCTGGTGGCAAATCTTATTTATTTGGAAATAAGCCATCTAACACTTCTCAAGGTCAAGCTGTTCCAGTCGGCTATGGTAGATTAAAAATTGGAAGCTCTCAAATAAGTTCCAGCACAGATCACTATGCTTTAGACACTGACATCAAACAGTTGATGACTCCAGTTGACAAACCAATTAATGATTATCTTGAGTTAGTTGCTCAAGATGAATCTTCTCCATCTGGCCCTAAAGATGATACTTTTTCAAGTAATCAAGCTGTTGATATGGATGATACGGTCACTTTGTCTTCAGTAACTGTTTTAAATTCATATATAGATATCAATACGACAAGTGTAGAAAAGGTATTTTCTAATCCAGCTGAAGTGGTTGTCACTAGAAACGGTGACATAATTTCAAATCCAAATTTAACGACTTTTGATGAAAATATTACTTTTGAATGGGAAGAAGTAAGCAATAGCAGCGAGAAGGGAAAAGTTTTTATAGAAAATCCCTACACAATGAAGTTGGGTTTAGTTGCGCGCTCATATCATGTTCCAGATTTTAAAGTCCAGTCAGAATTTATACAACTTAAAAGTAATCAGTCTGGATATTTTCAAAAATATGCAGTTGGTGATTTGGTAAAATTCGGACCTACCCAATTTGATAAATTAAAATTTGCGGTTTGGGATAGTGGTTATCAATATTTCAGCGGAGAATTAGTTGTTTACCCAACAGGCAACCCTGCTATTGATACTTATTTCCAAGCAAAAGTAATTGCCGGTGGAACTAATACTGGATTTTCTGGCTTAACTCCAACGGGGGTTGGTAATAGTATAAGGAATGATTATTGGAGAAAAGTAACTGCTCCAAATCTTGAGTATTTGTACAAATGCACCGCTCCTGTATCTGGTCATTTACCTACTACTGGAGAATTAAACGGAGGAGCGCCTGTCGCAGAATCAAATTTTTGGACTAGAGTTGAAAGCCCAACTACATCTGGAGAAATGGAAACATTATTTAATGATTATCCAGCTTTTGAAGACGGAAATCAATATGTTTATGTAGGAGAAATCAACAGATTAAATGAGCAAACTATTAATGGAACTGAGGCTAATGTTGATAATTATGGAATGGAATTTTTAGGATATTTTTATGTTCCAACTGTTGGGGACGATGGAAAATCTTTTGTTAAAGATATTTATGAAGTAGGAACTGCTACGGGATTATACGAAATAATAAAAATTGGAAACACTGGACAATGGAGTGCGGTTGGATTTACTGGATTAAATGGTGCAATATTAACTCCAAAAGTAGGATCAACTTTCTGCAAAAATTCTACACAAGGGAATGGAGATGGTAAAGTTATGATTGTGGGGGCTTATCAATTCAAAATTGATTCGGATGATGCTGCTGATTTATATATTGATTCGACTTTGGCAAGTTCATATTATGGAGGACATGCATTGACGGGGGTTAATCCAACAAACGATCAAATTAATTCAATACCATCTACTACAACAACTCTTTATTTAACTGCGGGGTACCATAGATTATATGCTAGATATCAAGATTTAAGAGGGGCAGAAGGAATTAGTATATATTACAAATATGATACAAATAGAGATGATTCATTTTCTAATTGGCAGTTAGTTCCGAAAACAAAATTATTCCACTCTCCGCAAGATTTAAATATACCAAAAATACAGAAATTTTTAGACGTAGGAAAGAAAAAAATCTTGACTGCTGATATGGTAATAGGTAAAAGATATAAAATATTTGATATTGGATCAACTTCTAATTGGACTTCAATTGGAGCAGCCGCATCTGAAAGCACCGGAAGCGTACAAGCAGGAAGGTCTGTTTTTTATAAAACTTCAACGGCAGCGAATGGATCTGGTTTTGTTGTAGAAAATTTTGTCAATTATGCCGAAGAGAAATCGGCAGCTTCAAATAGAATAGTAAGATTTATTTCAGAAAGACCAGATATCAAAGGAGTTAAAAGTTCTGGTTATTCTGCTTATAAAGCCAGATATAGATGTAAAGTAAATATAAATAATAAACAAATTATTTATTCGTCTCCAGTTAAAATTAACATTTCATTCTTCTCTACATCAACAACATTCAGAGGAACTGGGGAACCAATTCTTTCGCAAAAAGTTCAAACAGCTTAATGAAAATTTTAAATCCATATAGATTTTATAAAGGACATGGAGGAAGTGGGAGTAGCACTATACCTGCTCTTGTACCACCTCCCAGCGGCACAAAATTATTAAAATCTATTTCGGTTGCAGAAGTTGTTGATTTATTATGCGAAGGACCGATCTATGGACTTGTAGATCAATTTGGCAAAAAAGTTTATGGTCTGGATATGTTAAAAGGTATTTATTTGAATAAAGTGCCAGTTATGAATTATGATGGAAAATATAATTTTCGTAATGTTGTTATGGAAATTAATCTTGGCACGGAAGATCAAAAGCCTTTAGCTAATTTTAATAATGTTTATATTTATAAACCAGCGAATTTTAAACTATTGGGGCCAATAACAACAAGTAGAGACATAAGACCAATTTACGAACAAACAACTGAAAATGGAATACCAATTGGAGGTATTTCTGGTCAAACAAGATTAGGTGGGGGCGATTTTACTGGATGGGCAACAGGTTGGCCAAATCAAGCAAAAGATCCTTTCATTTATACTCATCATATAAAAAATAAAGATGTTAAAAAAATAAGATTATCTATGATAGTTGAATCTTTGTTTGATACCATAGACCAAGGAACAAGTAAAGGTCAAGCTGGAAGAATGGGCATGAGTAAAGAAACGACAGTAACAATTCGCGCAACATGGGGAGTTGAAGGCACAAATAAAATTGTAGTTAAAGATTTCCCAATTACAGGAGTTGTCACTTCTCCATACGCTTGTATGATTGGCGAGCCAGTAAGTCAAGCAGATATGCAATCCGCTTCTGGAACTAAAGCTTCTTCTGGAACAGGAACTTTATTGGATAAAAATACTATTGTAACACCGACAACTAGAATTGATGCAACTCCAAGATTGCCAATTGCTCCAGAACCTCAAAAAATCTCAACAATGGTAGTATCCTAACATGCCATTACAAAAAACACATGAGGAGCTTTTAGCTTCTAATATAAGCCCTAGAAATTATTCGGCTGTTTTACCAGTTATTTATAATTTAAAAAAAACAGCAAATAAAAACTATGTGCCAGAAGCTGTAAAAACTGTAGCTTATAGTGCTGGAGTAGTTGGCGATGGAGCGCAAAAAACATTTGATGCAATTTCCGCTGTTTATAATAAAGGTGATTCTATTATTTTAACTGGTACTGCCACATATGCATTGACTGGTGGAGCGTCTCCAATAATTAAACCCGCAATTAATATTATTGCCCAAATAGATATGAATTTGCAGAATGTTGATAAAAGTTTAATTCCATACCAAGTTTATGCTAAAGCATCAGAGATAAATAGTTCTGGACAATTTTCTTTTGCCATTCCTCCATCAATCACTCAATTATTAAGTTTGGGCGCGCATTATGTTTACATAGATGCTTCATCGCCAGATAACGCTCCAGTAAGGCTTGTGGCGAGTGGAACACCAACTGATCCAAATAATAAATTATACTATACAAGAACTTTTAATATTGGTCCTATAGCAGTTCAAGCTTGTTCTATATATGATATTTTAAGTGGAGATATTGGCAGTTTGCCTTCTGCATATAACAGTGGAGGAGGAACTTCTACTGGTGATTATATATCTACATTAACTGTAACTTCTGGAGCTACAACTATATTTACTAATAATGTTGCCGGTTCTTCATCTTATCTTGACCAAACTTCAGTTGGTATGTATAATATGACGGCAGGAACTACATATAATGTTGCTTATACAACAGGTGCATATGCACAAGGAGTTGCGGCGTATATGCAGGATTCATCTGGATCATGGATTAGAATTGGTGGTTCTTCTACTTCTTCAACAAGCGGAACACTTTCTATCGCGGTTCCTTCTGGCATAAGCGGAACAAAACGATTAATATTTAGATGTTTTTATAATTCCTCTGGAAATAATGCATCTTGGTCTAGTGTTACAGCCATTGGCAGTTATGGTCAAAGAAAAGATTTTAGAATTTGTGTATCTTAATATATATGTTTTTCTTAGTTAAAATAAATTCAAATAATATTGTGGAAGAAAAATTTGAAATACAGGAAGCTCATCAGGCCATTAGAAAGCCTGATCTTGTTGCTATGTATAATTTATCTGGTAATTGGAAATTAGCTTCAAATGAAGGTTATTTTAACAAAAATATTTATGGCGATCCAGTTTTTAGAAAAAATACTCCAACAATAGGTTTTTTGTTTGATGAATCTAGGGATGCATTTATCTGGCCAAAAAGACATGAAAGCTGGATTTTGAATGAAGAAACATATGATTGGATGCCCCCGATACCAAAACCAGAGGATAATAATAATTATTATTGGGACGAGTCAATAAAAAATTGGAAAATAATTGATAGTTAAATATATTAATAATAATGAAAATTTTAAACCCATACAGGTTTTACAAAGGTGCGGAAGAGGGTACAAATGATGGTTCAACCATAAATACAGATGTAGTAAAACAGGCCGAATTATTAGCTTCAAATGAAATTGTTTTGCCCGATTCTGAAAATGGTAAAGATAGATTTCTTACAGTAGAAAAAGTAAGCCCAGAAACAATATCTCCACTAGTAAAAAAAGATGTATCTATAGATGGCATTTATGAGGTAATAGATAGAAATTTTTCATATCCTTTTGCCGCTCACGTTGGTTTAAAATTTGATTCTAGAACTTTTTCAAATATTCCAGAAAGACAATTTGATGTAAAAATGAAGAAGGTTAAAGTGCCTTCTAATTATTTTCCGTTGGGAGGAAATGGTTTGGATAGAAGATATGTTTTTTCAAATCCAGATTACCCAGCAAATCCAAATACTTTAGATCTTGTATTTGTAATCGATCAAAATTTAGATACTCCAGCAAGAGCTTTAATAAAAAGAAATTTAAGAGAATTAATTTTTAAACTTATTTCTGGATATACGAATGTAAGATATTCAATTTGGCAAGCTGTTCAGCCAGCTTCAAACGGTGGAATAAATACTATTGTAAATGAAGCGACACAGGAAACTATAGTTGGATTTACATATTACGGAAGCAGTTCCTTTAAAGAAGTCGAAACTCCAGATTCAGTTGGAAATAATCAAACAAATTTGTTTAAAAGTCTTGAAGGAGTCTTGAGCGAAAATAAATTAAGTCCAACCACTAATCCTGCCGAAACTAATATTGCTAATTTCTTTTTGAGAAAGAATCAATTCAGTATAACTGATGAAGTTGGCAAACTTTCTGAAAATACAGTTTTAGACACTTTGTGGACAAACACGGTAAGAAAAGTTATATATTTTTCTGGATCTACGCCAGAAACAATGTCCGTAGACACATATCGCACTTTGCTTAACAGAGCGAGAGAAGGAGGCATACAATTTTATTATCTATATACGAGTTCTAATTTTAGTGGGACAAGAACTTTAAGGGAACTTGCGGAAGAAAGTGGTGGAGCAAAATTTAATTTATTATTTGATTCTGATTATAAATTACAAGAATTTTTTGACAAAAATTTTTACGATAGCAATAAAATTTATTATGGCAATTGGGACGGAACATTTAAATTAGCTTGGACAGACAATCCAGCTTGGATTCTTTATGATATTATAACAGATTTTAATTACGGTCTAGGTAATCATATTGATTCTTCATCTGTGGATAAATGGACGCTTTATGAAATTGGGAGGTATTGTGATGCAGTTGACGATGATGGTAGATTTAGGGGAGTGCCTGATGGTAAAGGAGGTCTTGAACCTAGATACACATGCAACATTATTTTCTATAATAAAGACGAAGCCTATAATGTATTAAAAGATATTGCGGCTATTTTTAAAGGAATTATTTACTGGAATACGGAAGGCTTTTCTTTCTTTGCTGATAAAAATAAAAATCCTTTAATTTATTTTGCCAACGCAAATGTGAAGGACGGCGCTTTTAACTATACAGAAACAGCTAAAAATAAAAGATATACTAGCGTAGAAATTACATATAACGATAAATACGACGATTATAAAACTAAAGTTGAGTTCGTTGAAGATGTTGATGGCATTAGAAATTATGGTTTAAATCCATTTAAAGTCAATGCTGCTGGATGCACTTCAAGATCAGAGGCAAGAAGAATTGGAAGATATATATTAACCAGTTCGATGTTTGAATCTGATACAGTAACATTTACTGCTGGATTAGAAGGCGCATATTTGCAACCAGGAGATATATTTGGAATTAGTGATGAAGTAAGAAATGCTGGCAGGTCATTCGGAAGAATATTAGAAGTCAATGAAGCAGCGAATACAATAAAAATTGATGGAGAATTTGTTAATGGTCTTGCTTCTGGTATATATATGCACGTTCCATCTGGAAACTTTTCAGTTTCTGATTTAAGCAATTTGACTGGTAGCAATGGCGCTTTTACTGGAACTCTTGAACAAATAAGAGAAAGAAGGCAAAAACAAACAAGAAAATTTAATATTCATACCGTTACAGATGATGCGTATGGAGCAACTTTAACTGTGACTGGAGATTTTCTTCTTCAGTCTGTTATTCATGATGTGTATGTAAATCAAACTAGAACAACTGGCACTATGCCATCTTATGGCGCTAGTTATACTGGTTTTACAACATTAACTGGGAATGTATATACATTTCCATCTCATACAGTTGCTGATGGAAATCCTAAATGGGATACTTTAACATCTGGCGAAGTAAATAAAATTTTATCTAATTTAGAAATTGATATTGATATTTTAGGACAAGCTGGCACTGGTCAACTTATACCCAATGAAACTTCATCTTGGACATTTACAGTAACTGGATATTATAATGATCTTTATTTTTATAAAGATTTTGCTTATTCTGTTAATGGAGGTTCTGTATTTCAAACCTTCAATAATCCAACGATTATAAGATGTGATAATCAAGGAACTATTCAAACACTCGGATCTTTAACCTCTAATATAAATAGCATATGGAGTGATTCAATTTATACTAATGCAAGTGTTGGAACTGTCATTATTGCCATGTGGCCCGCTGGAACAGATGGCACTGCTCCAAACAGTACATGGTCATCGTTTGCAGCAACAGAAGTTTTTAAAATAGGATCGGATACAAATGCAGCGACAAACACATGCATGTATTGTGTCGCCTTAGTAAAAGGTGGATATAGATTAATTGAATCTGTTGGCAAAAGAACAAATGAATTTCCAAGTCTTAGATTTAATTATAGAGATCTGCTTGCTTTTAGCAAATTACGCCCATTTTATACTTTTGTTCAAGCAGATTTTGGAAATAGAGCAGACTCAAACTATGAAAATTGGCAATCTGGAAGAGAATATGCTGTTGGCAACATAGTTAAATATAATTCAGAAACTTATATTTGTACAAAGGCGCATACAAAATCAGCATCAAGTTTTACTACGGATTATATTGATGGAAACTCTAATCAATCAAAATGGTCAAAGGGAAATTCTTTTGGTTATTACACTGTTGGCTTGCCTAAGAATTTTTATGGATCTGAAAAAGTTTACCTTGATCAATCTTTAACTTCAACACACGTTTATAACGCTTTCCAAACTTTAGGTATTGATGTTGTTGTCGGCGTTGGCGCTTTAGGACAAAGTGATCTAAGAGTACTTCAAGAAGTAAATGGAATTGGATATAGCGGATTAGTATATGGAACTGGATATCCAAAAGGATATTATAATTTAAATGTTGACACTACGCCTAAAAATTTAGATTTAATAAATGAAGGTTCGCTTTATGTATTAAGCGGTTCTGGAGTTGAGCCAAAATTGTACAAAACAATTGCGACAAAAGAAGAAGAGGCAAATCAATATTCAATTATTGGTATGGAATATTTGCCAAATAAAGAAGAGTATATAGAAAAAGATATACTTGATACTTCTCCAAGTTATTATGTTAAGGGTCCATATGACATAGCAATTAAACCAAATCCGTCAGCAGGTTTGGTAAGTATAAGTGGATATGGAACTCCAAATTCAACAGGAATTCATGTTATTTGGAATCCATCTGATAGCCCAATAACTGGATACAAAATATATGTAAGTAGACCTGATTATTCAACTTTAACTAATGAAAAAGACTCAATTGTAGAAAGTTACAGTACTATATCTGGAGTAACAACCATTACTGTTCCAATAAGTGGAATTTATGGTCAATATGACTTTGATATTTACGCTCAAGGCGTTTTATATAAATTGCTTTCGATGGATTCCGTTAAAGCAACATTTTTTGCATTACCTACTGCGACTTTAACTGGTGTTGGGGGATTTACTATTACATCCACTATGCCAAGTGGATTTATAATTGATACGGCTGATAAAAATTCAGTAAACTATCAAATCGCTCATTTAGGAGGAGGAGTTTACGCTGGAGAAGGAGTTGGCAACTTTACATCTAAAGATGTCACCTTCAGATGGAAATATATTGATCCAACTGGTGGAGTAATGTCTACTAGGGAGCAGATTTATGAAAATCCATTTCTTGATTTACCGCAAAAAGTTACAGTTCAAGTTCTTGATATAGCTGGACAAGTAATCCATGAAGAAAAAAATTATCAGGGATTATACTATACAGTAACAAGCGAAATGAATGCTCGCCTTTTTGACGATGCTACGACACCAGAAAACGTGGATTATTCTAGAAACATAGGATTAAGAGTTATAGTTACAGATAACACTAATCTTTCAAAGACTGGGACGTTTTACGCTTATAATCAACCACCAGCTTATTCAAGAATACAAGTAATAGATTCTTACCAAAATTCTCCTTATTACATACTTTCTGGATACTATGGACATAGAACATTTACTGGATTAGCTGTTTGGAGTCCAGATGTTGCCAGTACAATTGGAGCTATCACCACTATTTCTGGTTCTGGAGTCAGAGACGCCAATGGAAATTTAATAAGAAGTGAAAATGATGAAATTCCGTTAACGTTCAGAGATATATCTGGAGCTTTCCCAAGTGCAACTTTTTATAATGGTACTGGATTAGCAAGTTCAGCTACAACTGCTGTTGGAATAAATTACAAAGGTTCTGGTGATCTGGATTACGAAAAATATGTTTATGAAGGTGGCACAATTGATAAATATGGTTATACATCAACCGATTTAATTGATTACTATACTGAAAAAGTAGATCAATCCATTCCTATACGAACTTGGGGCTATGAGCATTATACTGGATTTGGAAGTGGAGAAGGAAGGGTGATACCAAGAACAGTAGGCAATCCGCTTGGAATAGCTAATTTATACGATATAACAACGGCAAATACTACTGGATTTTCTGGAATATCTCTTACTGTTTTAACAGAAGAAGTTTCTAAAAATCAAATTATATTTAACTGCTACAATGCGATATCGAATAAAGATGTTTATAGTGTTGATATTTATACTGGAGACAACGCTGCGTTTCAAGCCGATATATTAAATAATACAAATTTATTTAACGAAATTAAATTTTTAGAAACAAGATCTTATTTAAACACAATTAAAATTGGTCAGGGATTAGAAACTGGTATTTGGTATTATTTTAAATTTATACCTTGGGATGTATTTGGACCAGGAATAGAATCTGCTGTTGTTAGCGGATATCTTGAATCAGAACCCACTGAAAAAGTTACTCCTATTGCAAATAAATTTGCTTTAGACGGAGGAAAGAATCAGGA